TTGCATATGGGTGCAAATGGGGCATAAAAGGTGGGAAACCTTGAGTTTCAACCATCTGTGATACTAGCGTAGGCAACTTTCCAAGGGGACGTTTATCATCCTCAGTAAGTCCCTCTAGATATCGGAGTCTAATAGGCAAACATGCTGAACCAAGTACATGGTGTCCTGCAACATGCATTCCTATTATCTTTTTGCGAACTTTATTATCAAGCGTTATATAAACAAGTCCACAATGTCCTTTCTCTCCTTTTATTCCATTCACCCATACTACATCTCTAGACACAAAGGTTGCTTTGTGTAGAGTATCCGCGGCTTTAAGTTCAGCCATGTATTCAAAGTCTCTACCATTCGTCATCCAGGTAGAGCCTCCTTGTATATCATAATCCACTCTTACGGGCATCACTTCGGTCAGGTCTTCGTCAAAATCCCAAAGATGTTTAACTAAGGATCGTGTTTGGCCAATTGTTCCATCAAACACAATCCTACAAATGTCAACACCTTCAAAGAATTTAACTTTATATTGCAATGGGGAAAGCATAGTTTCACCGCCTCCACCATCAATATTACCGAATCCAATTTTCTCAATTGGAGGAACGAACATATGTCCTGCGCTAAACGCAACTCGTCCTCCAATAAAGAAAATTCTTGCCTCGTACTTCTGTCCATCCTTATAATAAATAAAAAGGTCTCTATAGTTGCGACAAATCTTTTGAACAAAAAGTTCATGTGCTGATTTGTCCTGTCCTTGTGCTTCTGCAACATATTGATCCCATTTAGATTTCGCATCTGCCATCTGGTCCTTGACAGGTTTTATAAGGGTATAATCACTCTGTGGATTAAGTACTTTGGTAGGAGGTCCTTGAGTAGAAACCCCAACCAAATGACTATTGGGAACTTTTGGTCGTCCTCGTCCCCAGTGTCCTGTATTATATACTTGCTGATCTTTCTTCCATAACTTCGGATCGGAAGATTGAGCAGTAAATACATAATTCGTTAGCATTCGTTGTGCAGCAATATAGGAAGCGACTCCTATTCCAATAGTTCCAAGTGCTAAAAACCATGGTGATGCTCCTAATTTTCTCATAACAGCATAAGCACAAGACATAGGTTCAATAGAAATATCGACATTAGCCAATCTAACATGTGAAGTCACTACAACCTTAGATAAATAAAAATGCAAAATCCTTCCAGATTCCGTATTCAAATATCCAAAATTTTCACAATTCCACGTATAATTTCTATCTCCTATGTATTCATACCTATCTATTATTCTCAACTCACTAAGGTCCGCTCTAATGACCACAGCAGCAAACAACTCACTCGCAGTAACAAACTCCTTAGTATCATACCAATTTACACAATAAATTGCATAAAGCATACGATACCTAGAATATAAGCTCATTCGAAATAAGTTATCTAACACTGGCGATTCAATCCGCTTGACTAAATCGTTAAAAGTAAGTTTACTATCAATCCATTCGTGTCGCATTGTCTCAAAATTATGGCCCTCAAGACATTTTCTATCGTTAGTTGTATACCTTTGTTCAAACAACATATTTAATCCTCCATCGCGATAAAATTCCTTTCCATCCATAAAATTCTTCAACTCGTTGGGCCAAAAGTGATCAAAATAACCTTGCGGTTCGATATCCCACTTCGTTTGCAACATCTTATCATAATTTCCACTATGTGTGTACCTAGCCTTTGCTATCCCATCTATCCTAGCACACACTTCTCTAAACGTCATCTTCTTTGCCTTCTGATGAGCCTGCTGCAATCCTCTAACCAACGATCCATGCACATCCAATAAATTCTCTCGCTCATGACCCATCTTCTGCAAATCCTCAACCAAATAATAACTCCAAGCACCTTCCAAATCCGTAAAAGACTCAGTCTGTACTTTAGAAATATCAAATCGTCGTTCCAAATCACTAGCATCTGGATTAGTTGCAAATTCCTTATTTACTATTACGATTATAGTCGTATCAATCCTTCTAGTAAATGCTTCCGTCGATACCAATTGCAAATCCTCAGGCACTCCCAACACATTAGATGTTGAAAATACATAAGAGGAATCAAAAAAGGTAGTTCCTTTCGAAACTAAATCAGGCATAATAAGCGGCCAGGGAGTATTACCTCCCATAGCTATCTCTTCCATCGCTTGCTTATGCCTAATTTCCGGGTCTTTTGATTGCAGCCAATCCTGAATAGTAACAGCCCACTGAGAATGATAATTTGACCAAAATTCTTCTTCCGCTTGTCGTTCATATATCTGTGAAGTATTAAAATCACCTACTAAGTTCTTGTTCCATTTCTTAGATAAGTGATATAAATACGACAAAAACATATTTGTTTGATAAGATTTACCAGTCGCGGTCGCCCCAACGAGATTAACTCGTGTAGGCGGCGTCCGCGGCTTAGCAGTCCTACCAAATGACAAAACTTCTTGTGACCACCTCTGTACATCAAACATAGCTTGATGTATCCATCGCTTCTGATCAGGAATAAAAGCTTTTGATTCAACAATTTTAGGGTAGTATTTAAATACTTCTTTGTTAAAATCAATAACTTCGTCCTTCACATCACTCTTCACAAATTTGGTCAATCCATCTATCTCATTCTTCAATCTCTTCCACGTCTCATAAAGCTCTCGGTACTTTTCAAGTAATTTCCTTTCAGAAAATACTGGTCTCCCGAGAACTTGTTCAGCTGCATAAGCAACCAATTTCTGAGAATTCGTCATAGACCATTCTATCACCTCTGCTATCGATCCGCCAGCTCTCACTAGGTTATTAAAATTACTCACATGCTTATGATTCAAATCACCTCCAAACATAATTGAGGATAACATTGCTATTAATCCTCCAGCTACATTTGAAAATCCTTGAACCTCATACTCCTCTACCATAAACACTTTCTTACAAAATTTCTCCACCTTATTGTAAGTATAATCACCATAATAATTAAACATTTGCCATATACCTGTAATCGCTAATTTTATCCTACCTAAATTATTCCTAAGAACAAAATAAGCTAGACAATATAAGCAAGCTACAGCAATAACGCCAATAATTATAGCACTATATTCCTTTACACTATCCGGGATAATACTAATAACCTTATCATAAAGCTCTACTAATGTATCAAGGAGGTGTCGTCCTCCTTCGCCCAGGAATTCTAAAATTCCTGCGGCCTTTGTTTTTAAATATCCGAAAAAAGAGTTCGCTTTCTCTCCTAATCCAAATTTATGCTCCAACACCACTTTAATCTCTCCCTTCTCTGTAAACGCTTGAGGGAAAAACCATTGTGCTGCCTTCATAGCAAATCCATTAGCTTGCGCTGTATTTCTTCTATCCGCACGAATATCCACCTTAAGTTGTTCAATGTTCAAACCGTCCATCTGCAAATGCGAATCGCAAAATAACGGACCCGTACATTTACAACCTAATTTAGTAATTTGAGCTGCTCGTATCGTCCTTAATTCACCAAGTGATAATCCATCTAAATCATCCAACTGCACATAGTTCATTGCTCGTAAAAGCAATCTATATGCATCTTGTTCTGCTTCCTTCAATGTGCGTCCTATGCCCATTCCTTCAAATTCCTCATAAAACGCTTTAACTGTAAAGACCAACTTATGATCTGGTCCATTCTTAATAGTTTGAATCTCTGGCATCTTCTTAAAAATACCCTCCATAACCATTTCATTCCATCGTCCTTTCCAGTTACCATTCTTCTGTGCAAGTTCATTCGCATGTCGAGCTTCTCTCTCCTTCTTCTCCTGAAAATCTCTCTCTAAATTCTTCTTCATTGCCTCTAACTTACACTTCTCTAACAAATCCTGCACAGCTTCATCTAATCTCCTTACTTCCACTTTATACTCATATTCTTCCGCATGAGGTCGTTCCAAAACCTTACACGAATAATCGAGCATTTCCTGTGCACTCATCCATCTCCTTGGAGTAAATTCATTTCCTGATTGAGTTTCCAGCATATACAATTTCTTGTATCGCGTACTAGTCAACTGCGTAAAAATCCTTCCTAAATTTATACATCCCATTCCATGTGCTAGATGGGATAATAAATAAAGAAAAGCTTTTGGACAATATGATCTACTCTTAAATGGCACTTTCACGTAGAAAGTATGATTAAAGCAAAATTTATTCACTAATGGCAAAGCCAAAAGATCACAAAAATTACCTTTCATCAAAAATCTACCTACCGCTACTGCGGCCTCTTCTATATACTGAGTCTGCTTCCAATAGCCAAAACTCAATATTCTTATTATCAAATCAACCATAACATCTAACATATGACTTGCGTCTTTAAAACGCGAAAATCGCAAAAATTCAAATGAGAATTTCTTCTCATTTATTTTTGCAAAATAATCATCTGCTAACTTACGATCAACATAACAAATCTTATTAATTGGTAATAAACGCTTAATTATATCAAATTCAACTGCCTTCCTATTCAAAGATAGTAAGTCAATCTCATACGATTGTTCAAGCTGTTCATTAATAAATGTTTCCTCCCATAATTCAAAATTCCTCAACGTATTTAACTGTAAAAGGTTTGAGACGGCATTTTGTCTCATGTTATTGCCTACCTTTCGGTCACCTTTCCATTCTCTAAATTGTTGATATTGTTCTCCCACACCATGTAGAGGTTCCCCCTGGGCCTTCTCCTCTCTGCGTTCGATCTTATTGAACTTATACATGGTTGCTTTCGCATATTTAATCTGTTTTACGTTATCAGGATATAAAATCCGTCCTGCAAATTTAATTCCTATTACTGTCAAGGTTCACAAATTATAATATCTAGCCGACTATTTACTCTTTCATCATCCTATACACCCTCTTACTATTACAGGAACCGTAGCCCCGTAGAAAATAATTACCATATACTCTAACCCCCCGTATATTTAAATTAAATTCCCAAAATAAGAATTCGTTACAAGAATCATTTTCGCAAATTGTCGATACTATAATCTATTACTGATGCAATTCATAGATTTTTATATATATATAAATAAATGGAAAAATATCAAATTAAAAGAAAACTAGATTAATAATTACGTACAGCTGTACACTGTTAAGTAATTGTTCATGGAATTACATATACATAAAGAAAATTGTACAATTCTTTAAATATAATTCTAATCACTACATATTAATCTAATAAAATAAAACGCTTAGTTTGGAACTCACCTT